GGTGGGTTTAAAGGGATGTTGGCAGCTGTATCCAGTGGAATGCGTGCGTTTAATGCAGCTATGCTAGCCAATCCAGTTATGCTTATCGTTGCAGGACTAGCCGCATTAGGCGCTGGATTATATTTTGCTTATCAGAAGTCAGAAACATTTAGAAACGCTGTGTCGCCGTTGCTAGCCCTGTTAAAAGAGACGTTCGTAAATGGCGTGTCTGCAATAGGTTCAACTGTCATGAGTTATCTTCCAGTGATTATGGTGGCTTTTTCATCTTTAGGTGGAGCCATAATGTCAATCGCAACTGCAGCGATTCCCGTATTATCAACCATTATTCAATCTGTATTTCCAATTATTGTTTCTGTAATTCAAACAGCAGTTCCAGTAATAGCTATGCTGATACAAGGAATCGCAATGATTTTCACAAATTTTGTAGTTCCTGCTGTATCCAGTTTTTTACAAATCGTACAATTTGTCTTTCCATATGTCCAGTCAATTATCCAGATTGGAATTGAATTAATATCAGGTATATTGCAAGCTGGAATGGCTCTTTTACAAGGGAATTGGTCTGGAGCCTGGGAAATTATAAAAGAAACAGCTTCAACAATCATGAATAATATAATTTCATTCTTCCAAGGTATTAATCTTTATGACGTTGGTATAGCAATTATCAACGGGCTGATCAATGGCATTAAATCTATGGGTGGGGCTGTTTTAGGTGCTATAGGGAACTTAGTACCCGAACCGATAAAAGGGGCTGCTAGTAAGCTTCTAGGAAAGTTGCCTGGGTTCGCTGAAGGTGGGGTTGTAGGAAACCCTACATTGGCTTGGATTGGTGAGGGTGGAGATACAGAGTCTGTTATCCCATGGAACAACAGCCAACGTAGTAAAGACTTATGGCTACAAACTGGCCAAGCCCTTGGTATGTTGAACAATGACGGAATGCTTGCAGATTTACAAAAACAGACGGCACCCGATGCATCGATTATTGATCCAAAACAGGTAGCTAACAACAATAATGGTGGTGGAATTGTCTTACACTATTCACCGCAATACAGCGTACAAAGACCTGAGGATTTAGACCAGGTGAAACAACATGCTGATACGGACAAAGACGACTTAGAATCGCGGTTGGATGAGATTGCAAGAAACGAAAGGAGGAAATCGTTCGGTGACTAACACATACACAACTATTTCAGGTGATGAATGGGATGGGATTTGTTTCAAACATTACGGTGAAAATGGTGAGATGTTATTAGATAAAGTCATATATGCGAATCCTTCACACATGAACACAGTAGTTTTTTCAGCAGGCATTGTACTAAACATGCCTGCTTTTAATTTAGAAGAAAAACAAAGTGTAGATGATTTACCACCTTGGATGAGGTGATTTTTAATGACAAATACAAGACGTGCCATTGCTAATATTTCGTACATGGGCGTAAATATTACACAAGATATAGCACCATATTTAAAGTCCTTCACATTCAATGACAATGAGGGTGAAAGCGATGATATTCAAATTGATTTGGAAGATCGTAATCGCAAATGGCAAGGACCATGGTTGCCGAAAAAAGGCGATAAAATTAGTGCCTCAATTGAATTGCGTAATTGGTATAAAGAAGGCTCAACAGCCAAGTTAAATTGTGGGACGTTTTTTGTAGATGATGTGAGTTTTAAAGGACCGCCAGATACAGTATCAATTAAAGCCTTGTCTGTACCATTCACAAAAGGTGGCAAAGATACAAAGAAAACTAAAGCTTGGACGAATGCAACATTGCAAGGCATTTTAACTGAAGTTGCAAAAGAAGCAGGTTTGAAATTAGTGTATGATGCGCCCACATTTTTGTATGATCGCGTGGAACAAGATAAGAAAACGCCACTTGCATTTGCAAAGTCTTTAGCTAAACGAGAGGGGTTAGCTACAAAAGTAACGAAAGAGCAACTTATTGTCTATGACGAGTTAAAGTATGAACAAAAAGGTACAGTGCGAACTATAACTCGCGGTGAGGATGATGTAGTAAGTTATGACTTCAAAGAATCAGCAGCAGAGGAACAATACGCAAAAGTTGAACTATCATACCTAGACAGTAAGACGAAAAAGAATATTAAATATGTTTACAATGTACCAGGTGTGAAAGAAGGTCCAACTTTAAAAATAAATAAACGTGCAAAAAATTTGGATGAGGCAAAAAGATGGGCTCAAAAAGAGGCACGTAATAAAAACAAAGGTTCAAAGAGTGGGAAAATCACATTAATGGGCCATGAAAAGTTAGTTCAAGGTGTAACAGTTGTTATTAAAAATTTCGGAGCTTTTGATGGAAAATATTTTATTGAATCGTCTAGCCATAAAGTGACTGGAGGCTATAAGACAGATATAACACTTAGGGAGGTGCTTGGTTATTGAGTAAGGGCGGAATGGAGAATACACCATTTGAAGCTATTCGAAAGGGTCTTGTTTCCTCCATAAATCGAGAAAATTGTACAGCACAAGTTTATTTTCCTGATTTGGATGAAAAAGTGTCATTCGATTTGCCAGTGATGCAAAAAAACACACAAAACACGAAATATTACTGGATGCCAGAACCAAATGAACAAGTTATTTGTGCATTTTTTGCTAATGGAGCACAAGAAGGGGTAGTGCTTGGATCTATTTATTCAGAAGCTGATACAGTACCTGATGAATTTTTGGAATCAGATGATTGCGATGGTGTTCTTTTTTCAGACGGTACATTGATACGGTACGACGCAAAAAATCACAAATTAACCATCGATGTTAAAGGTGAAATTGAAATAACTACAGAGAAAGAAATACGTATAAAATCAGGTAAAGAAAATGGCCATAAAATCCATTTAAACTAGAGGTGAGAGTATGCCAGAGGCAATTCGACATGGTGATAATTGTAAAGGGCATGGTGATTGGGGTTCAAGACCAAACGATGAGTCATCGCCTGATGTGTTTATTAATGATTTAGGGGCACATAGAAAAGGGGATCATTGGGTTACTCATTGTAATAATGTGCCTGAATGTCATGATTCTGTAGCAGCAGAGGGTAGTCCCGATGTATATGTGAATGGCAAGCCGTTATGTAGAGTTGATGATACAGTAGCTTGTGGGTCGAAAATGGGTGCAACGCATAGTCCAGACGTTATCATAAATGGTTAGGATGTGATAAAACATGATTGGCGTATGGGGTGACGTAGTATTTACAGTGTCAGAGAAAAAAATAAATACATTTGATGATTTTAAACGTACTGAAACAGCGCGCTGGTCAAAGCATGACATCCATGGTCGAAAACAGAAATCCGAATTTATTGGATTGGAAGCTGGTAAGGTATCATTTACAATGCATTTTTCTGCTTATCACGGGGTAAATCCAATTGTAGAACTGGATAAATTCATTAAATACGCAAGAAGTGGCGTAGCACACACGTTGATAATTGGTACAAAACGTGTGGGAGTTGGTAAATGGTACATGCCTGGAACAGATCAATCATGGAATCATATTGATAATCGAGGGAACATTTTAACAGCAGGTTTAAATATAACAATGGAGGAATATGTATGACACAACAATACACATTAACTTACAATCCTTCAGTTATAAACTTTCGTCCTGAAAGTATGTTGGAAGAAATATTCCAAAATATCAATACAATTTTAGGTACGTACAAATTTAGCGTTCCGTTGTTTCGAGGATTTGGTTTTAAAGCTGAATTCATCGATAAACCTATGAGTATTTTGCAC